ACGTCGTCACGGATGACCTTCTTGCGAACCTTGCGGCGGTCAATCTGATTTGTGACTTCAATCTTTGGCGCCTCAACATTGACAGTCGGTGCCTCAACACGAACTTCAGGTGACTCAAGCATCACCATTGCAGGTTCGACATTGACATTTGGCGCAGCGACATTGACGACAGGCTCAGGAACATTGACGACAGTTCCATTATTGCGAGCCTCTCGGACATCATAGGCAGCAGTTGGGTCATTAGGATCAATTTGCGCAATTGGCTGCAACTGCGAACTTGGAACGCCTGTGTGCGCGATAGGCACCATTTCAACCGCCTTGAGGACTTCTTCAGGATCAAAGCCAACTTGAACCAACTTGCTCACAATGTCAGCTCGTAGATTGAGTCCAACATCCTTGGCATCGGCGGCATCAATGTTCTGTAATGGAACGCGGAATTGGTCGCCTGCCTCACCGATTGGCGAGAGGTCTTCAACTGCTCGAACATCATTCAAAGACAGGAAGCCCTCACGAAGGCCTTTGGTGTAGGCCTCATAACGCTCAAGTGTTGTGCCACGAAGTAGCGCATCAAGATTGAACTTGATGAAGCCATCCGATTCAGGAAGCAATGCCGAAAGGCTCTGCTCTAGGCGCTCAAGTAGTGGACGAAGGCTATGTTGGACGAATGAGAGGTTTTGCGCCTCAACCGAAGCAAATGACATTGCCCCTGCCACAGGATGCCCTAGAAGGCTCACAGGAACGCGGAATAGGCGTGCTATATCCTCAACATTAAAGCGACGAGCCTCAAGCAATTGCGCGTCAGCAGCGTTGAGAGTCAAAGGCTTGAAAGCAGCCCCACCTGAGAGAATGCCAATCTTGCCTGCACGATAAGGGCCAGTATGGGTGATATTCCAATCGCGGCCAATATCTTGAGCCTGCTCTTGCGTCAGTTCGCCAGGAACCTCAATCACTCCACCAGGGTTGGCAGCGTTGCCAAAGTATGCAGCCGCATAAGTATCTGCTGCCATCGCAGCACCTATGGTCAAGCGTGCGGCACTGACAGGCCCAAGGCCATAGTGTGATCCTGGCAATCTAAACATCGGAATATGCAAGATTTCACGATTCGTCAAAATCTCTGTGCGGGCTTCATTGGCATCACGAATGGTGATTTCATAGACCAAAGGTTCATTTGGACGAAGGCGACGAATGCGCACCTCATCAGGGTTCAAGCAATACAGTTCAAAGATTTCGTCATTCTCATCACGAACAGTCAGAATGTAGGCGTTACCATGCAGATTGAGCGAGGCAATGACCTGCTCAAAGAACTCAAGGCGTGAAGTTTCAGGATTCGGACGATTGATCCATTCAGGTTGTGAACCATAGACCGCAGCATAAGAAATGCGGTTGCGACCTCTGCGCACATACGCGCCAAGTGGTAGCGAGGAAATCGTATCGCCAAGAAGTCTGACGCAGGCATAAACAGTTGACATGCGAATAGCAGAGTCGGCAGTGACATCAATACCTGATGGCGCCATAAATGCAGGACGACCAGGAATGAGTGGTTCTACCCATTGCGAATCGTTTGACCGCTTTTGTAATCCACTACGAATGCGCTTTGAAATTCCCATCAGTTAGCCTTCTCCGTGATCCATACTAAGAACGACCCCAAGCAGATGAGAGCTAGAGGAACCGAAACCATTGCAAGGCCTGTGGTGGCGATAACTAAACCGCCAAAGCCAACGAGGGCAGAGACATCAAGTTTTTTCATATCGCCTCTCAGACTTGAATTGAAAAGAATTTTGCCACAGGTGCCTTCGGCGGTGGCGGTTGTGTTGCCCTGTCATAGCCAAAAATCGCAGCGACGGCGGCATCCACTTTGCGCCTTGCCGATGCCTTGGCCACCATCACTCCACGACTTGATTGCTTGGTGACGCAGTTAGCGATGTGTCGTGCGAGTCCTTCGTGTCCATCGTGAGTGAATGACTGATTGACGACTGCCTCGTAGAATTTTTGAGTGGCAGGAACCATGCGTTCTGCTGAGTTGGGGTAAGCCACAACGGGCAATCCCTCTTCGTCGAGAACCATGAAAGTTCTGTTCCACCTTGCGGGATCGAAAACAATCTCTCTGACATTGATTCGATTATTGCGTGCAGTGTTGATGATGGACTGCTCGACCTCTGCGACCGGCACGAACCATCCTTGTTCTGCATTATCAGGCTTCTCCCATAATCCGATGACCGAGCAATGTGGCTTCTCGCCGCCTAAATACCAAGCGAGCAAAGCGGTGGAGTCATTGGAGAATGAACCATCGAAGGCAAGCACAACATCTTCTCCTGGAATGTTAGGCCTGCCCTCATAGGTCAATGCTTCCCATGAACCTTGAGGAAGCCACGCTGTTGTCGTGCTAACAAATGTGTTGCATCGTTTAGTGCGAAATTCAGCTTCAGGTGTTCGCAAGACTGCGGACTCAAAATCTTGTGTGTCAACAATGTCACCAAGACCAGGGTTTGCCTCTGCCCATACTTGCGGATTTCTGTGGTCGGCATCTACCGCAGTCGGTTCCCACCACGCAAAGAAGAATGATGGGTCAACCGATTCGCCCTTGACTAATTTTTGTCCGTATTGGTAGAGCGAATAACAGAGCGAGTCTTGACCATTGGCCGTTGATTTAACCCCAGCAGTCGTGATGCCGAAAAGTAAAGAATCCGCACGAGCGCCACCAGCAAGCGATAGCGTGTTCCATAAATCCCACGACGGTTGTGCGTGAACCTCGTCAAAGATGACAAGCGGTGAAGGGTTGAGGCCTTCTTTGGTGTATGCCTCGGCGGAGAGAACACGATAAACACTCGCTTTGTCTTTGTATTCAATAGCGTCACGATAAAGCGTGAACATTGAGGAAAGTTCTTCATCAAGTTCAATCATTCGTTTCGCAGTTCCAAAAACGATGCGTGCTTGATCTCGGTCTGCTGCGCACGAATAAATTTCTGAACCATTGCCACCAATGGTCAAACCTGCAAGACCCATTGACGCTGCCAATGCGCTCTTGCCATTCTTGCGAGCCATTCCAACAAGTGCGGTGCGATGTCTGAATCTGCCATCGTCTCGGCGAGCAAGTGCGTGGCGCAGAAGTTCCTTTTGCCAATCACGAAGCACAAGAAGTTTTCCGGCAGGAGAAGCGACGGAATCCTTTGTCACTCGACAAACGGCCTCTGCGAACTTGGCATAGATGTCGCCATCGCCATTGTTCTGTTCAACCTCTGGCACTGGCGTCAGCCAACGCGGTGGCCAACTACTTTGATTCATTCTTTTGGGAAAGTATCTCTTCGAGCTTTGTTCGTGCCTTCACTTCGGCAACGCCCATCTTGCTACGATCCACAGGAGTCAATCCAAGTTGGCAAAGCAATTTGAAAATCTCAGTCTCTACTGTGGAGAGCATTCCAAACAAAGGGTTGGCATAGGCATAGCCCTTGTCGGTGTAAAGCACAAAGGCGCTCTTTTCAAGTTCCTTTGCAAGTTCCTTTTGTCTCGTCATTTTTTGAACAAGTGAAGTCAGCAAAGGTTCATCGGTAATGGCAATCCAAGGAGCAGACCTGCGCAACTCAACCCACTTGGTTTTTTCGGCTTTGCTCAAATGCGTAGGCGGTTCGCTTGAAATCTGTGGGAGCATAATCACCTTATTCTGATCGGGTAATTTACGCCCGCCAGGATTCCCCAAAGCGCGTTTCAGTTCTGTTGGTTTTGCGTGTGACATTTTTTAGTTCCCCCGAACTTAAAACAAAAACCCCGTAGGGTGCTACACTGCCGTTAGGTGTAAAGCGGAATACGCGGGGTGCTTTATCCGCGCTCAAATCTAACTTTTAGCCCATACCCGAAGACGCCATGGGGTATGTGTGTGCCTATATGTATTTTTCTAACTTTTACCTTTTGAAGAATTACATTTGCGACAAAGCACTTGGATATTAGACAAGGTGCTGCTTCCACCTGCCGCAAGTGGCACGATGTGATCGGCAGTCAAGTCATGACTAGAACCACAACGCGCACACCAAGGTTGTGCTGCTCGTGCGTATCGTGACAACTCTTGCCACTTGGAATCGTAACCACGAAACTGTCGAGCAGGTCTGTGTGCTTCTCGTTTGCGCTTACAGTTCAAACATAAATGAGAGTTGCGCACAATTGTTCCGCACTGCGAACAAGGTCTAGGAAGTAATGCCATCATTCCTCACAAGATATTCAATCGCCATGGCAAGGTGGGTGGGATTGTCCTTGAAGAATGACAAGCCACTGTTGCACTTGTGACACAACAATCCTCGCACTTGATGTGTGATGTAACTGTGGTCAACATAGAGTTTGACTTTGAGTTCGTCTTGATGAATCCCACATATTGCACAACAAGAGTTCTGTTGTTCTAATAGTTGTTCGTATTCCTCAACAGTGAGATTGATTATCGCTCTGTGATAACTGCGACATCTCTTGCAGATTGTGTGTCTTTTGTTTTCTTCTTTGTTTTGGAATGGAAAGAACAATGACTCTTTCGTTTGCTTACAGATTCGACAGGTGACAAAGTCATCAGTCTGAATCTTCTTCTTCGTCATCGTCATCCGTTCCGAAGCTCGCAAGACGATCCTCAACAGGAAGTGACAGATAGGATTGAAGTGTCGCTGCAACTGCGCGACTCAATAATGTTTCGATAGCATCAAAGGATAAATTTTGATCAGTCGTCATCTCTGTCTCAACATCACCGATGCTGATTGATATATTCAACATTTGGTCAACTCCCATCGCATATCGAGCAAATCATCTATAAACTCGTCAACAATGGCGCGTTGGCGCAAGGTGTAATGAGGAAGGTTTCGCGCTCTTGAGGCATGGCCTAGAGCTTCATCAATTTCACTGATGTTTTGTTCCGAGATAGGGAACTCTGATAACGCGAGTGTAGCATAGAACTTTGACAACATTCTAGGCATTTTGTTGTCTCGCCTTCATGATTGCTTGCAAGTCGTAAGTTGATCCCCGCTTCTCAATATCAAACTTCTTGACCAAACGATAGACCTCTCGTTGTGTCATCTGAAGCCAAGCAGAAATCGCTTCCACATCAAGGAAGAATCTGCGGTTCGGGTTACTCATTGCCAATGCCACCAATCTCAAGACCGACCAACTTTGTTTGCAACCAAAGCAACTGACATCTTCAGACAATTGTTCAACATCAATGACAACAAAACGATTGCAGTCATCAGTTGGGCAAGGAATCCTTCGTGCCTGTTCTTTGAACTTCTTGGCGGCTGCACGACCCCTGGCATGTAGCCCCCACAATTCCCCTGCGAAGTCTAACGCCCACGATTGTTGCAATGTCCACGACAAGTGAGCGATGTGGAACTCACAGGTTGCCTGAACCTCAAGGTCTGTGTTGGAGGCCTTGGCGACCAGCGCGGGCGGTGTCAACTGCCTCTCGCGCCTGATAATGGACTCCCAACTGTGCAAGATAGCCAACAGGTCAGTCGCCATTGAAAAGTCAAGGGCATTGACATTGATCCCAATGGAGCGTTCGGCGGTGACTTGGCCACTGCCGGTGCGCGATGGCTCAAGGTAGAACCCTGCCTCAAATTGCAGTTGAGGCAACTCTTTCAAGATTGCTCTCATCCGACCGAAACAACTGCGACATTCGGTTTCAATCACAGACTTGCAGACGTGGCATTCCATTAGAAGGCAGACTCCTGACTTGTGGATAGAACTGTGGATAACTTTGACCAATACGACGGCGCTTCAGTTTCAAAGAGTCGCCATCCTTGGCAGGTGTGATCGGCAACAATGATTCGGTCTTTGTTCGGTGCAGCCCATTTGATTCGATTGAGGCTTCTCTCCACCGCCTCAAAGGAAACGCGGGTGCGGTGTAGTTCATAAGTCATCAGACCTGACAGGCGTTTGATGACCTCTTCCTCAATCGTCAGGCGAGGGGTATCAAGATGACGCAGGAACCCTGCCCACGAGATACCTGCCCAAATGAGTCCTTGGCACCTTGAACAGTTGATTGGCTTGAAATCTTGATTCATCTATTGCCTTGGGGTGACCGTTGCCCTGTTTCCCGTTCCCCCCTTATAGGGGGGAAACGGGGAAACAGTTGGCACGCTCGTGTCGGTGGTGTTTCCCGAAATAGTGGGAAACAGTTGGGAAACAGGGAAACAGTTAGACATTGGGAGTCCAAGGCTTGACATCATTGGCAAAGAAATCGGATTGAAAGCCGTAAAGATACTTCTGACCGTCCTTGCGGTAGGTGACATGACCATTGCTGACGAGAGTTTCCATCACGAATTTCAGCTCGGCATCCTTCATTCCGTGACCTTCATCTCGTAGGTGATCCGCAATCTGATTCCGCCCCATCTCGTATCCTGTCCGACGAAGTAAGTCGCAGACCGCTTCCATCTTCTGCTCTCGTGTTGATACTTTGACAGTTCCACCTGAAATGGAAACCGAGATGCCACCGTCAGGCAGACTTCTCAAATTGGCGACGCCGACCGTCTTGGCGTCGGGGCAAATGGCGCGGACAAAGCCAGGACGATCCTTGGTGCAAGTGATGTCCAAGGCACCGTCAATGCCTCTGCCGAATGGCATCGCCACTGACACGGCAAAGGCCGCACCATCGATGTCTGCTCTCTTTGCCTGAGCGCCGATGGCATAGTTGCCTCGATTGTCTTTGCTCTTGGTAACGTGGTCGATGGTCAAGATACCGGCACCGCCAACCCGCAAAGGCTTGAGAACCTTCTGTGAGAAAGTAGTGGCATCCTTGTTCTTCTCTAGGTCTAGCCCAAGCAGGTTCATCGCGGCATTTACGCCGTCAACGACGATTAGGGTGGGTAGATAGGCCATTATCTCGGTGCGCATAACTTCACCTATGCCCTCACCTAATGGCTCATCAGGGTTGGCATAACGGAACATTTTGAACTTCTCAGTCGGCACACGCAAGGTCTTGAGGCGATTCATAATCGAGCGAGCAGAGTCCTCAAAGTCAAGATAAAAGACGATATTGTTCTTTTCTAGCTCTTGACGGATGGCCTCTAATGCAATCCAAGTCTTGCCTGACTCCGATTCACCGAAGATGGCATTTACCTTGCCTGCATAAAGAAGGCAGTTGCCATCCTCACGGCGAAGCATTGAGGGTGGCGTTTCATCCTCTAATTCGGTCTCGGTGATTTGTTTTGGTATCCACGAGGACTCTTTGACGTTGCCTTCCTCATCGTGCAGTTGCACCAAGGATGGCGAGTGAACCTCAAGGGTTGATAACTCCTTACGCTGCTCGCCGTAGCCCTGACTTCGTAAGGCGCGGGCAGAGGCGGTGAAATCCCCACCGTGTTCGACTAGGGTGTAAACGGCGAACTTCGAATAGGATCGCTCGGCCTCAAATTGAGTGCTGGTTGAAAAGACAAAGAGTTTGTCATTGCCAGCGTGATTGGTGGTGGCACTGACCCCATCTGATTTTCCTGGTCTGCGCCAAGCCGTCACCTTGTCTCTTGTGGTGTAAACCTTCGACCATCCGAGGGGTTCAAGTATCTGCTCCCAAGTTACCTTGGAGTTGTAATCATCCCCTGGCGTTAGCCCTTCAGCTTTTGTCTTGATGTCTTCTGTGATGGCATCGTGCTTTGGGATTGCATCAAAGGTGACAAAGAGTTTGTGTAGTTGGTCGCGCTCGGCGACCGTCAAGGTCGGGATTGACTTTGGCGAGCCAACCAGCATTGACCACGCTCCGCCTGACGGATGGCAGGTGCCATTGGTCGGAGCGACAATGACAAAGCCACCCTCGCCACGAGTTTCGGCTAGGACATCGATTCCGCCGTTTTCTCCTGGTCTTCTTGCAAGTTTGGTGTTTCCTGGCACTTCGCCGTCTATGCGATAGAGCCAATGCAAACCCCCTGATGGGGTAACTTCGACATAGCCATTGTTAATTCGATCCCAAACATTGCCAAGACCTGCGTTGTGAGCCATCTCTTTCAAGTCAAGATGAAGTTTGTCGGCAACTGCTCTTCCTTCTAGTTCAAGAAGTTCTAAGTTGCCTGAAATTTTGCCGCAGATAACTCCTACTCCTTCGGCATTATTAAACCATCGCATCAATTCATCGGTGGTGGCTCTGCGTTCTTGATATTCTTTCCAAGTTGTCAAGCCTGGTCGTTTGCTTCCATCAGTTGCAACTGGAACAACCGAGATGCCTTGATTTGCAAATTCAAGTGCGGTTAAAAGAATGTTAGTCTGCATTGATGCCTCTCCATTTCTTGAGGCGATTGTTCTGACAAATACGGCAAACTCTTGTTTTTCTTGACATTTTGTAAAGGTTATTTTCATTCAATGGATGACCATTTTTGCAATGCGTTTTTCGTGCATTTTCAGCACTAAAGCCAAAACCACGCAGAACATTTGTCTTGATGTCAACAGGTTCTAAATGTTTTGGATTTACGCAAGCACGATTTCGACATAAATGGTCTAAGTGTAAAGATTCAGGAATTGTGCCATTGACAATTAGATAAGCAATTCGATGAGCCAACGCAGTTCGATTATTCAACCAAAATCGCCCATAACCATTGTCTAGGCGGCCAGTCCAAGGCCAGCATTGAGATTCAGACACGCGAACGAATTTGGACTCAAAGCGTTCTAAATCAGATTGTGAAATGCTAAAATAATTCATATCGACTCCTTTTCAGTCGGTCACGCCCTCGGTGGTTAGCGCCACGCGAGGGTCTTTAATTGTCTGAAACCTAGCCCCAAAAACCAACATTTGCATTTCCCCCGCCATATTTCCCCTTCCTAAATTGACCACCAACCGCGCAATGTTCCGCCTAGTGGACATTTATTCCAATCAGCTTTCCCATCGGCAATCCATTTTTCGTGCAATCTCGTTTGAAACTGAAAATCTGTTTCGTGAGTGTCACGCCCACAATCAGGGCAAGTTTCAGCTCCGATTCTTTGATAGATGTGTTTGCATTTCACTTGCCACCCCAACCATCACCTTTGAAATGAATTGCAGGTGGCGTGAACTCTTTGCGCATTATTGATCCACAGTGACCGCAGTTGATTGTCGGCTCTTGCTCGAATGAAAACGACTGCAATACGACATCGCCACAGTCGTTGCAGGTGAATTGATATGTTGGCATTTATTCTTCCCCTTCTAAATAGCCAAGTTGTTTTAATCTTTCCACAATCACAACCGCCATTCGTCTAGGCGTATCAGGCAACGAGGTTTCGTAGGCTTGCCACAACAAAGTCGCCACCGCATCGGTGATTGGCTTCTTTGTCATAACAATTTGCCTTCCATATCCTGCACCGCAAACTCAATGCGAGCTTTGGCGATTGGGATGTATTCATCGGTCATCTCTATGCCGACAAAGTTGAACCCTTCATAAATCGCCGCCTTGCCAGTGCTACCGCTACCCATGAATGGATCAAGAACGGTGCCACCAGGCGGCGTCACCAAGCGACAGAGATAACGCATTAACTCGGTGGGTTTAACTGTCGGGTGATGATTTTGCGCTCCGCTAGTGCGACCTGCGCCGGCGCGTGGAGATTTCATGCCATCAGAATCGGCTTTGCGTTCAACCATTTCCGATGCGGTTTTAACCTCAAATCCATCTAACCCCTCGTTGCGGTCGCGCTTGCTTGCTTTGGCGCAGTAGAAAAAGCGAGCGGCGGAGCCGCTGTCGCCAGCGCCGAAATCGTTAGTTGTAACCGCGTGGCCATACATTCCGCCACCGCCAAGACTTTCACCTAAATTTCCTCTTGCGCGAGTATTCGGAAACAACTCAACAACTGCATCCGACCCATCGTGAATCACATTGGCGGGCCAACGGCCTTGCGTGTTCATTGTTTGTTTGTAGTCAGGTTCAATCTTTTGCCCAAAGCCCGACCATTCTTCTAATTTGTTTATCGGAACTGGCTCTCCCGCAACTCTTGTGCCATCAATGTTCAACCCACCAGTGCCATAAGTCAGCACATTGGCGGCGACGGTGCCGATGAGCGGTTTGCGGGCGACAACGATGGGTTCGTGCGCTGGCTTGAGTGCGGTTCCCCAGCCCTGCCATTGCTTCGCCTCGGCGGTGGC